TGTCCAACAGTCTGTTCAAACAACTGAGTAGTAAGCTCATATCCCTTAACTGAATCATATGGAAGTCCAAGAGTTTTCCACAAGCTCTTACCAAATCCAAGAGCCTTTTCATTAAATAACTTCTGACATACAACTCCCTTACCAGGACCATCTAAAATTTTAAAATAGAATAAACAATTAGTAGACTGATCCGTATCAGCTTCCTTTTCCTTGTATTCAACAATCTCAGCCGGATGCCAAGTTGTTTCTACAAGGTCGCCACGCTTAAGGTCGTCTGGTGTGAGGATTGCTCGCATTGTTGTTGTCCTTTGTTGTTACGTTTTCCAGGCTGGTTTGTCTGATTGTTTGAATGGATTAGCTATTGAATTAGCTTCTGCTAATGTGTTAGATACTATCTCAGACTTAGGCTCAATACCCCTAGATTTATCTATCAAATCCTTCCATACATGATAGAATAACTTGTCAGTAATATCAAATTCTTTAACAAAATCTCCTAATAACGGTGACTTAGCATATTCATCACCAACGGCCTCAGTATTTACTATATATCTCTTACTGGATTTACCACCTGTATAATCTTGTTGTTGAGAGAAATGATAAATTTCTGTGAATGAACCAGGAACCATGCTAGCAACTTTAGAACCATAACTAACTATTGGATTAGTTCTAGTCACTTTCATGCTACTCCCACTTCCGGACAATGACACGGAAGCTAACGGGTGAGCAGTCCAAATTACATGACAAGGAAGTCTTTTGCTTAAATCAATACACTGACTAACAATACTTGTTTCAACTTTGTATTCATCCCAATCTGGGAGAACATCTTTAATCTTCTTTTTAAGTTTCTGGTCCTTACCAAAATTCATAGACCAGTTAACGGCACCGGCAGTCATAAATGTAATAGAATCATTAATAATTGCAAAATAGCGACAGTCGTTAGTAAAATCAATAAGCTTATTAAGATACGCATTGGCATTATCTGAGCCATAAACGTCATACTCAATGTTGTCAAGAATCTTCTTTGCAAGAGAACCAAACCTCTTCTCTGTGAAGAATGTAGTTAATTCTACTGGTTTAGATTTATCCCAATAAGCTAAATAAACTGGTCCTTCTACAGCGAATGACGCTGCGGCTAATGTTTTACCAAATCCGGGAGAGGATTTAAATAGGAAAGATATATTGTTGTCTGGTGTGATTTGTGAGGCTTTCATGAAAATAAACTCTTGATGTCTTTGATGATGCTATCAATCTTCTCTAGTTTATTTAATTGTTCTTGCATCCTATCAAGTCTCCCTTCGATTATGCTTCTTATTTTTATATCCAATTCTTGAGCTATCATTTGTCTAATCATTACTTCATCAGCGCTCATAATTCTTCCTCTTCTGCTTGTGTTTGTTTGATTGTTTGTTGGAGTCTGTCTGCTAATGAAAGTTCAGAATCAACTATTCCATCCGAACCAACTATTCCATCTGGACTAATAATAATAATATCATCAAGTTTGGCATCAATCTTCTTACTCTTATGACAACTTTCACAATGAGGCTTTGCTAAACGTAAACTATATTCATTCATAATAAAAGGCTCTCCACATCTCCAACAGATAGAACGTTTGCCAAGTGTTAGCGAGGGATTAATCTTCTGATTACAATCTGGAAGAGCACAAAAGAATGTCTCATTTCCAGATTTGTATCGAAGACGTTTAAACTTATGAATGTGTTGAGTCTTGATAGTCATGTCTCTGATGGCTCTCTATCTTTACGATCTGAAGGTAAACGTTCACCCGACAAAGTTTCTGTAATAGCAAGACGTTCTTTAATACGAGCCTCTCTAACTTCTTTTGGAGGACAAGTATATCTTTCATAATAGATAGTATTATCTACAAGTGTCCATTGAATCTCTACAGTTTCTCCCTGCATTGCTCTTTTAGTTACAACTCTCTTATACATTTCTTATCCTTTTTGGTGCCAGCAGAGAGAATTGAACTCTCATGGTATTTCTACCGACAGATTTTAAGTCTGTTGTGTCTGCCAATTCCACCATACTGGCTTAAAAAGAGTCGAGGTTGCCGTTATGCCAGAACGCTATTATAGGTTCGTGTGCTATCAACGGCAACCTCTATTCTCGCCTTCGGCGCTACTGTTTCTTTCTACCACTTTCATAGACATGAAACGGCTAAAGACGAGAAGTTTCAATCTGTTGAAATTTCATAAAATTTATCATTACTAAATATCCACCCAACATTTCTCACACTATTAATGTAATCTTCTTTTGAAATTTCTCGAAGAACTAAAAATTTAACTTTATGAGTTGTTCCATTTTCATCATTTATGTAGCTATCACAATATTTATTAACTTCTAAATTACCTGTATTGCTTTTAATAATCATTTTTCTTCCATGCTTTTCGTTACGTCCCACGGCTCGCTATCAATGTATTCATTTTCTAGCTTGTTATCTTTAGCATCTTGTCCTGAGCTATCACAAATACTGTAATATTCACATAAACGGTTGAACTTATTGCACGATGTAGGTTTTTCAACCCATTCGCCTGTAGCAACTGCCGTTAAATATTCATTCATTAACATCTTTGTGAGATTCTTCTTCCAATCTGCTATATAGATTGGATCATAGCTTAATGGGAGTCTTTTAAACTTGTCTTCGGCTTTCAGAGTCTTCTGCAATCCAATACGATTGATAACAATGTAATTAGATTCTACCGCTGCGCAGTAATTAATAAATTGATTAGATTTTCTCAGAAGCATTGAATCTCTAGAGTATGTTTTATGGTCGATAGGAAGCCGCTCGTAAGATGCGTTCCTTCCTATTCCCTTGAAATTCACAAGAAGATCTATCTTCCCTGAGATAATAATCCTTACTGTATCATCAGAGAATAACTCATATGCGAATGGAGTCTCAACGGCTAGGATTTCTAAAGAGTTCTCATCTTCTGCTCTCCAGTAATCACAAGACTCTTCAATGGCTTTGAGGATAGTATTAACTTCTTCTAATTCGCTATTCGATTCTTCTGTATTTGAGCTAAGCTCTCTAATCTTCATTAGGGTCTTATTCATTCTATCATCGTAGTGCTCACCAGCTGCGAGAGAATTATAATAAACTTCCAGTCCTCCATGAGCTAAACTTCCTAAATCTAATGCTTTAGCTTTGTGAATCAATGGAAGTGTCTTATTAAGATTATGTCTGAAGTTGTATCGGGCTGGACACGTTTCAAACAAGTCTACTTTGGATGCATCAAGAATTATATTAACCTTTAGGGAGAGGATGTCAATCATCTCGTCCTCTTAAAAGAGAATCTATTAAACTCATCTTTTTCATCATGCTCATAATTTTCGCCGACGCTATCACTATTAACTAAATCTATACTATCTGTAGTTTTAGTCTGTTCATTCTTCCACTTAGTTCTATCAGCTTTGCTTCTACCTTGAGAATCCCTCGTTCCCTTACATTCCGGGAATTTCTTGCATCCCCAAAAGACTCCAAACTTTCCTGTACGACTAATCATCTCTCCATTACAGTCAGGACAGAGAGTCTTTTCGTATTGAAAGCTCATAGAGTTTGTCCAATCTTGGCAAGTTCATTTATAATCTGTTCTAATTCAGAGATGTTCTTAAACATGAAATTTCCAAGATGTCTACTAATCTTATCATCTTCATTCTCAAATATGTCCCAAGCTACTATGTGAATAGTATTGCTATGATATCTAACTATCTCGATTTCTGTTCTGAGAAATATCGGCTGAGGTTTCTCTGTAATCTTATAAACTCTATCACATTTCTGTGAGAGTCTTGCGGATGCTTCAGCATGAACTGGAGTCTTTGAGTGATTATCTATTAGATAGATATTCTTATCCCCTGTAATCTCGATAGCTACTACATGTTTAGGAACAAGAATGATATACATCCCAGGCTTGTCAGACAACGATGATAAGTTTCCATAGAGAGTGAATGCAGCTCTATCTACTTGAATCATATCAAATCGAAGTCTTCTAAATGCTTCAATAAGATGATCTATATTAACAGCTTTAATCTCTCTTTGCCCGCTCACACGAGATATAATAGATGCACATTCATCCGTACTCTTTCCCGTAAGAGCAGACATAACAGCAGGGCCACAATATTGATTTAATCCAAAGTTAACTTCTTTAAGGTTTGTCATTCTTTTGTCCCTTCATATGCTTCTGCCATAATTATTTTAGAATCCGTACCATATTCAATATGAGTTTGTATATCATCTAGTATGATTTGCGGAATATTTCTAGCCTCTCTTTTACAATTATCTAAATAATCATCGCTTACATCTATCAACAACTCAACTTTAATAATCATAAACTCCAAGCCTTCCTACCTCTTGTTACTAAAATTTCAGATAGCTCTTTCATTAAGGATTGCTGATTCCATTCTATTTGCTTATTGTCTAACGTTGCCGCTACGATAGAACGTTTAATCTCTACTAGCTCAGTGAAGAACTCGTCTATCGTTCCGCTCGCTAGCATGTAAGTTATGCTAACATTATTGAGTTGGCCGAAACGATGAAAACGTCCTTCTACTTGTTCCTCATTCGCTGGGTTCCATTGTCTCTCTAATAGAATTGCATCAGAACAGAATTGAAGATTTAATCCCTCACCCGCGGCTAATGTCGATGCTATCAGAATTCGTTTACTATCATCTGATTTGAACTCTTCTACAAGCTTTGTTCTAGCATTTCCATCCAGCCCAGAATGAAGTTTGCAAACGGCACCAAAATTTCCTTCTCTACACCACCGATTCAATTGAGATTCTAACATCTCCATTACATCTTGATGATGTGTAAAGATTACTAACTTTCTATCTGTTGATAAGAGAAATTCTGTAGTGAAATCTACACACTCAGCGACTTTAGATATGCCTGTAATATGTCTCATCTTAGACATGATAGCAATCATAGCAGTTCCCTTTTCGAACTCACTACTATCACCGTAGAGCATATCATCCAGCTCTTTCATCGCCGATTCATATGCTTTATTTAGCTTTCTATCAAGCTCTACATGATGAAACTTTCTTTCTAAACTTGGTAGATCTTTTAGAACTTCCGCTTTTGTTCTGCGAATAATAATGTCTTTTGTATCCCCGTGAAATCTCTCTGAGTCTTTTAATCCGCCTACTTTTTGTCCCCATCCGTTGCTGTATGCATCGCAATAGTTGTCTATGTATTTCTGATAGTGTGGAAAACGAGTAGGGGATACGAGATTAAGAACAGTGTAATACTCTCCAGCATTGTTCTTAATTGGAGTGCCTGACATTGCTACTACATGAGGTGTGAGCTTTGCTATTCGCTGAACGGCTTTTGCTCGGTCAGACAAATGATTTTTGACTCTTTGGCACTCGTCAATGATTATTGTTTTGATTGTTCCTTCAGGAAGAAACTCAAACATATCCTCCTTTTTAAGCATATCATATGTAATTACATAGATTTTAAATCCGGGCATAGCACGCTCTTTGCCTGATTGAACAACCTGAACAAGAAATTCTTTTCCGCTACCACAGATGCGATGAATTTCAAACATCCATTGTAGCTTAACTGTGGAGGGGCAAACTATTACAGCTGGTAGCAGCTTTTCAGGATGGAGTCTTAAAAGACTGAGAGCTTCTATTGTCTTACCTAAACCTTGTTCGTCTGCTATTATGCATCGAACATTTGCCTCTTCTGCAAACTTAACGGCATCTATTTGATATTCTCTAGGCTTACAACCATCAGAGAATATAATAGATTCATATGTTTGTTTAGAAGAGGAAAGAGTCTCTTCGTGTAGAAGATGACCACAAGCTAGACGTATGATAAGAGTCTTACCTATTTTCAGGCGAGACTCTTCTACTGCAATCTTCTTACAGACTTTACATTCTTGACGTATGATTGAGGTTAAAGCCATTAGTCTATCACTCTAATAGCTTCTAGTGTCTTACGTGATTCCATCAATAAATTAGATACTTTTTCTAAATCAACTTTTCTCCCATCCCAATCTAAATCTTTTCTATAAGCATCAATAAGGACATTAACAACATGTAAATTTGATAAAGCTTCATTTATTGTCATGGTTCACTTCTTTTCGAATGGATTGAATATTGGTTTGTTTGGTTCAGTAATTGTTTCTACGACTGTTTCCGGCTTAGCCGATTTAAGTCTTCCAAGAATTGTTCCTGCTGACATCAGCTTAGCGGCGTCAGCGGAACTAATTCCAAGCTTTTCAAGACCGGCTTGAATCTTTTCCGTCTTTGTTAATCTCTTCTGACGTTCTTTTATTGTGTTGATTGCGTCGGTAGCGGCATCATCGACATTAAGACTTCGAGCAAAACCTTGAACTCCTTTAGGTTTACGCTCCTTTAAAATCTCATCGACAGCATACGTATATGCTTTAGCTTCAAATGCAATTTTCATTAACTCTTCGCGGTGTGCTCTTAATTCTAAATCTGACATCTCATTAACAGATGGCTTAGTCTTATAGCCATTAAATAGGTCAGCAAATAACTCTTCTTGTGGTGTCATACTCGCTCCGCTCGTGACGATATGATAGATACAAATGTCTCGTATATAATACTTGTCAGGATTATATACGAGTATGTTATCAGACTCTTTACAATATTCACACCATCCATTTAATTCTCCCAGCTCCGCTGAACAATGGGGACAATTCCAAGTCATTCATTAGTTTAAGCACTCAATTGAGTATTCAAATCGGTTAAGACTTGAATACTCTCAGAAGGCTTAACCTTCGACTGTTGCTGGAAGATTCTGTGCTTCAGCAACAGAAACAAATTTAATTGTTCGAGTTGCCTTGAGAAGAGTCGCCAGCTTGAATACGAGAGAAGCAGGAATTTCAACCTCGTCGTATTCAATCTCATCTTTGCTACCGGCGACGGGAACACCAGATGAAGTGATTAGAACTCTGCCGTTCTCTTGAATCTTGTAGTGAACGCCGTAGTGTTCACCCATTAGCGGCTGGTGAACATACCTCTTAACCTTTCCTTCGTTGTTCTCATCCTTCAATTCGGGACTGTTACGGAATGCCATTGTTCTATCTCCCTGCTTATGAGTTTAGCGGTATGCTAATACTCTGTCTGCGCGTTGTGACTGTTTATTCCTCCAATTTACCAATTTCTATA